ATATCCGGCATGTAGGTATGGAAGTTACTCAGGGGCCCGTCCTCCGGCTCAGAGAAGCCCAGGAAGGACTTGATTTTGTCGGCCACGCCCTTCACGGCCTCGCCGACCTTGCCCACCGCCCCGGTGATGCCGCTGACGATAGCGTCGATGATGTCAGCTCCCCACTGAAGAGCTTCCCCAGGCAGGCCCTTTATCCAGTCAATAGCTGCGGTGAATCCGTTCACGATGGCGTCCTTAATGCCGGACACCTTCTCTGTGATGATGTCCCACGCTGCCTGGAAGATGCCACCGAATATCTCGGCCAGCTTGCTCCATATAGCGCAAATGACATCCCACGCACCGCTGACTATGGTTGTAATCATCTGCCATATCGCAGCGGCAATGTCTTTGATTGCGTTCCAGGCTCCCTCCCAGTCGCCGGTGAAGACACTGGAAAGGAAATTGATGATGCCTGCGATGTAGTCCAAAAATGGCTGGATGAGCGCGATCAGCGTGTTCCAGATAGTGCCGAACACTGAGATGATGGTAGAGCCCCAGGTGTCCCAGAATGCTTTCAGCGCCTTGAATATGGACTTGGCTGCGGTGGACAGAGCGTTCCAGAGGGCAACGCACAGGGCCTTGATTGCCTCCCAGATTTTCAGGAAGGATTCTTTGACCGCCTCCCCGTTCTTGGCCCACCACTCGGACAGGGCCCCGAATATGGTCATCGCGGCGTTCTGTATGAGCTCCCAGGCTTTCAGCAGGAAGTCTTTGATGGCCCCCCACGCATTGAGGATTGCTTGCCTAGCGTTGTCGGCTCCGATGCCAGCCTTATCGAACAGGGACCCGATGAGGTTGCTGTCTCCGCGCATAAAGGCGAAGAAGTCTTCCACCAGGAGCGCCAGAACCACGATGACGGCCACGATTGCCAGAATCTTCAGCTTCATCCCGGCCATGGCCCGGTCCATTTTCCTGAGCCCGTCGAGGAAGGCCAGTAGCCTGGGCAGGGCCATGACGCCAAAAGCGGCACCGGCTATCAGGCCGATGAGCTTGAACAGCTTCTCGGTCCCGCCCAGCTTCTCGGCCAGCCACTCTATCCGGGTTTGCAGCTTCCGCAGGACATCCATGCCGGTGCTGAACGCCTTGACCATCGTGGTTCCGAGAGCCTGAGAAACTCCCAGGCTCTCATCCATGTCCGCAACCCACAGCCCCCACTGGTTCCTGATATTGGTGAGGGCGTCGGTCACATTGTACCGCACATCACCGAAGCTCTGCGCGATGGTATCAGCGTTGTCCACGAAGACACCCTTCAGGTCTGCCAGGGTGATTTTGCCGTCGGTCGCCAGTTGTTCGAGCTGGTCCGTGGTGGACCCCAACCGCTTATTCAGCAGGACTACAGCCTCCGGGGACTGCTCCAGGAGCTGGCTGATCGTCTCGCTGTCCACGCGGCCCTTGGCGAACGATTTGTTGATGGCCTCCATCAGGCCGGCTATCTGGTCATTGGTCTTGCCGGCAGTCTTGAAGAGCATCGTGGCCGCGTCATTGAATTTCACGGCCTCATCCACGCTACCGAACAGCTCCGAGTTCTCGCTCATCAGCTTGGAAATGACGTTGGCTGCGTCTGCGTAGGATGTCCGTGTGGCGTTGGCGGAAGCCAGGATTTTCTGCTGGACCTCAGACTGCTCCTCCAGTCCGGCGGTGGCGGTCCGTATCTGGGTATTCACCCTGCCGAACTCTTCCGACAGGGCGTTGAGCTGGGCCAGGGAGAAGCCGATGCCGATGGCTCCCAGCATCTTCGTCGCCATGGACTTCAACGACTTGATGCTGTTCTCTGCTGCCTGCTCAGAATTTTCGTCGATGTCGTACCCCAGCAGGATTCCGATGTCTCTTATCGTCAATCAGCTCACCCCCTTCGCCAGTTCTTCGGCCCGCCCCGCCTCCACGTCCTGATCCATGCGGTAAAGCGCGTAGAGCTTCAGGGCTTCGTCCAGGGTGTAACAGGTATTCAGCTCCCACATGGAGGCGAGGCCAGCCTTGATGAGTACATACATCCGCAGCTCCAGCTCTGTGAAGCCACTCAGGTCAAGGGTGCCGTATCTTCCTGCCTCGGAGTTACCTTCTTCATCAATTCCTCGATTGCTTGACCAAATCGGCCTCCGAGCTTCGAGAAAAAACCGCTGTAATTGGTGCGAATTACCTCGAACGCCAGGATGAACATATCCTGGACATCCGTGCAGAACACCTCGTTCAGCAGGTCTTCGCTGAGGGTCTCGACCTTCGCCCCCGGCTCTTCGATGGCGATGTTGCCGCCGGTGATGAGCAGGTGACGCAGGACGGCCTCCAGCTTATCGCCGGACAACGTGGAAAAGGCCCCCGCGATAGCGGGGACCGCATCAGTGATGTCCACGTCGAGCACTCCATTCCCCTTCTCTTTGCCGTCTGCGGCCGCCAGAATAGGCGCGAGCCCGGACAGCAGGGGAAGTATCAGGGCAGAGAGCTCACCGGTCAAATTGGCCGCTCTCATGGCCGGGAGAGGCCGGATGTAAAAGGTGTTCTCGCCGATAGGGACGATTCTCGGTTCTTGCTGCCTCATACGTTACCTCCGTCATTCGGTCAGAGTGGCGCTGCCGGTGTCCAGCTCCCACTCTCTGTTGTTGGTGTCTTTGCCACGGTTCAGCGGGCTCTTCTTTATGACCCAGGCGGCCTCGGTGCTGAACACTTCGCCGCCCTTCAGGTCTTTGATGAGGATGGGGAACATCCCGTCGCCGGTGTCCCGGTCCTGGTCCACCTTCTTGCTGAAATAGGCGTTGCTGTCACTGGTCTGAAGAAGTACGATTTTCACCTTGGCCGTGTCATCCGGGGAAACCGCGCGGGCAATCTCACCGTCACAGCCGACCTTCTTGGTGATGCCGTCGCCGTTGAACTCGATAGTGATGAAGCTGTCGTCAGCGAAGCCCTCAACGATGTGAGAGCCGCAGGAGACCGTGACCTCCTTCGGGTTGTAGGTCTTGATTTTCTTGGACACTTACATTCCCTCCCTTACATGAGATTCTCATAGGTCAGGCAGCCCTTGATGTTGACCACATGGATGGCGCCGGCGATTCTGGCGGTAAACCGGCAGTTCTCCAGGGTGCGGGATGCCTTCTGGGTGCTGGTCAGGCCGGAGGCCAGGGGGACAGAGGTGGTGTAGCCGGGGTTCGCGTTGCCGTCCTCGTCGTACTCCGTCGGAGCAATGCCGCCCCACTTCTGCCCTTCCTTCAGGGACGCCAGCATCTGATTCTCCACCAGGGAGATGCCGGGGTCAGTGTACGGGACCTTCGGGTTCACGACCAGCAGGTTCACCACCCGGACCTGCATATCGTTCTGGAGCCAGTCGCGGAAACGGATCACGTCAATCCACTCGCCTCCACCGGTCTTGCCGCCCTGGGTGATGTTCCTGGAGGCAACGGTGATGACGTAGCTGAAGTTGGCCTTCTCCATCTTCTTGATGGCGGTGGTATTCAGCCTGGACGGTGTGACCGCGTTGAGCTGCTTCAGGGCCCAGGTCTCCTCGCCGGCGTGGAAGTTCATAGCTTTGGCGGCCATGGCGATGGACATACCGTACTTGTTCTCCAAGGGCACTTCCTCATCCGGCTGGGCCTCAGTTACCTTCGGGTAGACGGGGAAGCTGCGAAGGTAGATGCCGGCCTCCACGATGGGGTTCTCCGGGTCATCATCCATATAGCCGTGCAGCTTGTTCTGGGTTTCGGCCCACTGGATGACCTCCCGAATCTGGTCCTTTGTCAGCCCGACGGAATGGATGCAGTACCATCCGTTAGTGCCGAGGGCTGCGGTAAGGGTGTCGGCCACGACACTTCCGCCGGCCTCATCCTCTTCTCCGCTCTTCTCCGGCAGACAAGTCACATAGACCTCATGCGTCCGAGGGGACTGAGAGAAGGCCACGCGAGCGGCCACGCCGATGGGGTCCGCGTTGTCGCCGACGGCGACGAAACCCATTTCCGTCAGTTCATCCAGACCATTCACGACGAAGATGCCGGGGATAGTGGCTTTCGGTGCTTTCGGCAGCGGGCCAATGATAAGGGAATTGTCAAAGTTGGCATTGTTGGAGATGGGCGTCGCCAGCGAGATGTCAACCGTACAAATCCTTTCGAGATTATCGCTCATGGGGTTGTTCCTCCTTCTTCACGGGTGAATTGTTGATTTCAACATTGGTGAAGTAGCCGCCCTCCTGCTCAGCCAGCTCTGTGTTGCCGCCGCTGGGCGTCTGGGCAGCCACGGGCTCCATGGCCGTGACATCCTCACCCTGGATGTCTCCACCGGTGTACTCATAGGGCGTCTGCTCCCCGGTCTCCGGGTCAACCGTGACGCCGCTATGCTTGATGCTCTCCGGGGACATGACGCCGGTATAGCCGATGGCGGTCATGGTGAAGCCGATCTGGACCTCCATCATCGCCCGGTACTCATAATTCGTGTCGTTGATGAGGCCCGTCAGGTCCTCCACCGTGTTCGGGACAATGATGGATAGGTCCCTTTCATGGCACCACTGAATCACAAAATCGGAATTAAGGAAGTCAGCGAAGGACAGCATGTCGTCCTCGGCCGTGTTCTCCATGATGGGGGTCTGCCCCCGCTTCAGGACCTTCTTGCGGCCATGCGTGAACAGGTCTATCTGGATAGGCATTGTGGCCGGGTAGAAACTGACCGGCCGGCCGTCGATAATCTTGACCGGTGGATTTCTGGGCCTGCTGACCGTACCAGATGTGAGCGTCACCAGGGGCTTCGTCGGCTTTGCGGTAAAGCTCTGCTTCGTGTAGGTCACTTTAGCTCCGCTGAAGTACAGCTCGGTCAGGTCGCGGATCGCATCCTTAACCTCAGCGACGTTCATGCTTCTTGGTCCCCCCTCTCCCCTTCCGCTTCTTCTTGGGCGGCTCCAGGCCATAGCTCTCGGACTCAGCGACCTGGACAAACTCGCTCCTACAGTGGGCCAGCATCGTGTGGTCCCAGCCTAGGGAGCTGACACACTCGTACCAATGGCCCACCGGGTCCATGTTGCCGCGATAAAAAAGCCAGTCCCCCCGGCAACCGGTGGACTGGTCTGCGGTGTTGAAAAGGAAATCGCTGAACGCTTTCATGCGCTTGGTCTTGCGTTCACCTTCCGGGAGGGCCTGGAGCTCATCCGCAGAGAGCGGCTGCACATTCAGCACCTCCACGGTATCCTTGTAGGAGGCGGTCCCGTAGCCATCGACAATTTCTTCCTTGCCGAAGCGACGGACCACGAACTCCCGCCTGAAAATCGTGAGGCCCAAATCAGCTCTCCCCCTTCTGCTTGATGACATAGTTGACGGACTGCCGCATCTTGCCGGTATCTATCAGCGGCTTATCCGATTTCTTCTTCCTGACTGTGGAGGGCGCGTTCGGCTTGAAGGTTCCCTCCCTGATTTGCGCCTGCACCAGACCCTTGCCATAGACGCCGAGCTGCTTCAGTGCGTCCTCGGCCGTTCCGCCCTCTGCGATGCCCTGGACCTTCTCTCCGCAGAAGGCTTTGATGTCGGCCTGGTTTTTCTCCACAGCCTGCCGGAGGAATGGTCGGGACGGAATCTCTGACGTACCGAGCTCATTGAACATGGCAATCTGGGCCTTGTCTTATCTGGTTATATAGGCTTTTTCTTCGTTTTGTTTCTTTCTAAAAATCCATGCTTTAACTCTTATTTCGTCCTGTTCTGTGCTATCTGTTTATGTGGTGCTTGTAGGGGTAAGGGGTGATAATAGGGGTATCTGTGGGGTAAGACAAGAAAAGCGGCGGGGGTGCTATCCCCCCGCCGCTGGCGGCTTTCCTTCAGG